CAGGGTGCGACAGACCATAAAATCATGGTTCGTCGCAGGGTGCGACAGACCATAAAATCATGGTTCGTCGCAGGGTGCGACAGACCACTATACTACGTATAAACTTGTCGCTGTCGCACCCCCCTCTCGCATGGGTGGGGGATGATGTGCGTAAGCTGCCGCACACAATCACCCCCACCCGATACAAGGAGGAGACCCCAAACCCCACGCACCGAAAATGAGGAGACGAAGATGATCAGATTCAAAAACGACAAAGAACGGATCAGCTTCCTGGAAGATCACCGGAACACGAAGAACGGCTGGTACATCTGGAAAGAAGCCAACGACATGTGCCGGGTCTGGTGGAGATACGATCTTCCGGACTGTGCCCTGATCGTGGAAGAACAGCTCCGGACTTTTGAATGGCCGGAGCGCCATGTGGACTGGAGCGTGCTGCACTGGTACATCATTCGGGATTGGCACACGCTCTTTGCCGACAATGTGGCAAGCAGGACCCAGGCGCTGGCCGAATTAAAGCGCTGCGAGAAGGAGGCTGCCGCCGATGATTGAGTTCTTTATGGCGATGATCCCGCCGACAAGCACCCAGCAGGAGCATAAGGTGACCGTCAACAAAAAGACCGGCCGGGTGGTCGTCTATGATCCGCCGGAACTGAAGGCCGCCCGGAGCAAGCTGACGGCAGCCCTCACCGCTTACCGTCCGCAGGCGCCGATGACGGGGCCGTTGGAACTGGTGGCGACCTGGTGCTTCCCTGCCGGCGGAGAACATCGCAACGGCGAGTACCGGATCACGAAGCCTGACACCGACAACCTGGATAAGCTGCTTAAGGACTGTATGACGCGGGCGGGATTCTGGAAGGACGACGCGCAGGTCTGCCGGGAGATCATCGAAAAGTTCTGGGCGGATATCCCCGGCATCCGGATTCGCGTGAAGGCGCTGGAGGATGAGCCATGACGCAGCAGCAGGAAGACTACCAGCTGATCGTCGACGTGTGGCGGTTGCTGAAGGCCTACGGACAGCCGGATGGTTCCGATTCGCAGATAGACGCCTGCGTAGATGAGGCCCAGCGGATCGCGCAGCGCTACGGACAGAGTTCCCTGGCTATTGACCTGCTGACGGCCGTGCAGGCGGAGATCTGCGTCAGGATCCGCCGGAGGCTGGACCGGGAACTGATGGGAGAGCCGGTATGAGTTACGAGTCGATCCAGGAAATAAAATGCGTCTGCCCTGTGTGCGGCCGGCAGTTCATCGTCTTGTATCCTGCGTTGTGGTCTTACCGGAGGCCGATCGATGGCCACATGAAGAAGCTATGCTCATGGGGATGCTGCGTGAAGGTCGACAACCGCAAAAAGAGCCGGCGCCTGCTCCCCGTGGAGTTGCCTTCGGAGGCTGAGGAAGAAAAACAGGCAAAAGAAGATCGGGTAAAAAAAGACCGGATGGAGATAAAGCCCAGACTCTGGGAGATACTCGAGGAATACCACCTCAGTATGACGGCGGCTTCGGAGCTGATCGGCAAGCAAAGCTATTACCTGGGAAGGCTGCGGAAACAGGCAGCACCTCGCATGGACGAGACATCTGCCGTCAACCTGGCATTTCGCCTGGGAGTACCGGTAAAGGAACTGGTGTATGACGCTCCGTCGGATGACGGGAGCAGGAAGGAGTAAGGCATGAACGCGGCCAAGGAATACCTTCGCCAGATACAGCGTCTGGAAAATCAGATCCGACATCTGGATGCGGAGATCCTGGATGTCCGTTCCAGGCTTTATGGCCATGGCCTTACTTACGACCGTGACCGGGTGCAGACCAGCCCGTCGGACCCTATGGCTGAGACGTTTGCGCGGATAGACCAGCTGGAGCGCGAACAGCTGGCCATGATCGAGGAGCTGAAGATTCGGCGCACAAAGATCATCTGCCAGATCGACCAGCTGCCGAAGCGGTACGCGAGTATGCTCCATCTTCGCTATGTCAGGGGTCTGAAGCTGGACCGGATCGCCCGCATGATGCAGTACAGCCATGACCGGACAAGGCATCTGCATGGCGAAGCGTTAATCGAATTCATGGACAGGTTCGGAGAGGAGGTGGAAGCATGGCTCAAAGACCACTCTGGCTGAAGCCGTGTCCGTTCTGTGGCGGGAAGCCGCTGCGGTTCGAATCGCACGCACACTGGATACAGATCATCTGCCGGGAATGCGGATGCAGAACGCCGTTGCTTCCGGATCCGGAGAAGGCGGTGTCGATATGGAACCGACGGGAAGAACAGGAGCGAAAGACAGGAGCGAAGAATGAATAGGGAGTATAGAAAAATATACTGCTGCGGTGACTGCGTCCAATACGACATGAAAAAACATCGGTGCAGGGCAGGGGCTCACGTGGTAGGAAAGCCGGACGAAAGGTTTTTTCGAGATTGCCCGGAACCGATATACCGGGAAGAAAACGAACCCGTGCCGGAGCGAACGCCATGCGAATATTACGCACTGTGCCGACACGGAAGGGATGAAAACAAGCTTCGCGCACGTTTAGAATTTTGCGAATACTGCAACGAAGATTCTGATGGTTATGTAAAGCCAATTGAAAAGAATTGTCACGCATTTGTCCGATTCGGCATGAATGGGTGGGAATTAAGCTTAAAGGCAAATGGATGGCACGGAAGTGCAAAAATCAGGTATTGCCCGATGTGCGGAAGAGATTTGCTTGTGAAATGAGGTGTAAGGGGAACAATGACAACAACAGAACTTATTAATCTGCTGAAAAGGTGAAAGAATGAACGACTTAATCAGCGTGTTATACCGCTTTCTGATTAGATGGTTGGGGGGCAGTGGATTTGTGACGATGATCGCCATATTGATTTGGCATTGGAGGGAGAAATGAGCAATCCTGAAAGATTGTCGAAAGAGGAATTTATTTCGGCCATGCAGGCCTCCAGAGTGCCTATGCAGCCGGAGGAGGCTGCCAGTGTCCTGGATAAGGACGAAGCCCGGAAGGCCAAGCAGCGGGAGTATAACCGGCGGTATGCCGAACGGAAGAAAGCGGAAAAGGCAGCGCAGAAAGTTGCTCAAGCCGAAGAATCAGCTAAACCAGTGCCGGAAGTGGAGTCGGAAGTGGCGCCGGAAGAGACGCTGGCCGTGACCATGGGAGACAAAGCAATGCCTTTGAGCCGCATGCTTATTTCGTCAGACATGGCTCAGATTAAGCCGACATGCGTCCTTACGAAGGATGAAGCTTATGCCGTGGCCGAGTTCATTGATCAAAACCTGTTTGACGCCATACGCAATGATACTGACTGGGACAGCCTGTATGCACTCCGCAACCTGATCCACGCTTATGAGAAGATGTGCATGGCAAGCGGATTTGTCGGGCTGACGGAGCCGGAACCAGAGAGGATTGAAGAATGAGCAGGGCTGAAGAGGTGATGGACCATTTGAACAAGCTGTCGGAGATGGTATCTGAGAGCGCAGATGGGGAAGCGATGCAGATGGCAACGCTCGGCTGCATGATTACCGACGCGTTCACTGTCGCCAGGATGTGCGATGCTCTGGAGCAGATCGGCACGGAGCTGGCCGGGATCCGGAAGGAACTGCGTCGGATCCGCGAGGGGGAACGGAGAAAGGTCTGAGAACGGGCAAAATCAGCCTGTTACCGCAGCTTCATCTCCCAACTGTTGACAAATGCGTATAAAATGCGTATTATAAAAGAGCAGTAAGGAGGTATGCATGAATCGGAGAGATTTGATAAAAAAGCTTGAAGATGCGGGATTTCATTTCAAGGAACATGGGGGAAATCATGATACCTATAAGCGGGGGAACGATACGGAGCAGATTCCCAGGCATAAAGACATTAATGAGATAACCGCAAAGAAGATTTTGAAAAAATGGGGGATTAAATGATAGTTTTGAAGAATTAACAACACGCAAAATTTCGGGAGGAGAAAACCAATGAGAACAAGAGAAGCATATCCGATTCTTGTCAAAGAGAACTCCGGTACATATCTGGTCTTCGTTCCGGACTGGGAAATCTACACAGAAGGAGACAGTATGGCGGACGCAATCTCCATGGCAAGAGACGCGATCGGCGCGAAATGGCTCGATTTCGCGGATGATCGAAAAGATATTCCTAAGGCTTCCAGCTATGCGGAGGCGGTAAAAAAGGCGGAAGCCGACGCGGACGAAGATTTCGATTATTCCGATGGAATACTGACTTATGCGGATGTTGATTTCGAACAGTATAAGGCCAGGATCCGTAACAGAGCAGTAAAGAAAAACTGCACGATTCCATTCTGGCTGAACGAAGAGGCGGAGGCCAGGGGAATTAATTTTTCAAAGGTACTCCAGGAAGCTTTAATACAGGCAGTCAGAGCATAAATGTACCTCGCTTGAATCCCGGGAATGCCCGGGATTTTTTTTTGTCAATACCTTTTTCGCAGATTTTTAAAGTTAGCACATTTTAGCACATTTTTTCTGTTACGCTTGGTACAGCGGATTCTGGATGATTGACGGTTCATCTGGTTTTCTCCTTTTCCGGCGGGACAGCGGAGTGAGGCCGTTGTCCCGTTCGGGCAGAATCTTTGCTGAACCTCCTGAGAAAGGGCCGGCGGGCTTTACTCATTTCACCGCCGGCCCGCTGACAGTGGCTAAACAGTTGCCTGGGCGATAGCTCTGCAACGGGGAACGGGCCTCCGGGGATGCCTCCCGGAGGTCCGCTTTTTAGGAGTACGACTCATGCTTTATGAAACATACAAGCCATACGAAAACCTTGGGATCAGGGTCATGAGCAGCGAGCCGTCTCTTCGCTGGCTGCTGCACGTGGGAGTGCAGGAAAAGAACGGTGAGATGAAGTACCGGGTCGTGCCGCACGACATAGAGGACTTTGAGGAGATCCTTTCCCGGTACGGAACGCACTGGGCGAAACCGCCGGACAAAGGCGGTGGTCGATGAATGGCTCAGAGCGAAAAGCAACTGGCAAATCTCAAGAGAGGCAACCCGGCAACGCAGTTTAAGTGCGGTCGAGATGCGGTCGAGAACGCAGAAAAAGCCAAAGCGGCGAAAGCAAAAAAGAGGCGCCGCCACAAGACCCTTCAGGAAACCGTCCTGATGGTTTCAAAGCTGCCAATGGATGAGTTGGGCTTGAGCCGGGCAAAACGCTCCGGAGTAGCCCTGGAAGGCGTTGATGAGTACGATCTGACGGCTCTTACCGCGGTCGTTCTCGGACAGCTGCGGGCCGCGGCGAATGGAAGCAGTCAGGCAGCCCAGACGCTGGCTGATTGGATGGATCTTGCGGCTCAGCACAAAAAAGATCAGCTGCAGATTGAAAAGCTGCAGGCTGAACTGGAAAAGACTCGTGCCGAAACGGAGGAGATCCGGCAGCGGGTGCAGAGCGAAGCGGAGTCTGCAGATGGCTCCGTGACGATCATAGATGATATCCCGGATATCCCGTATGTGCCGGCGGTTCCGGATTGTGAGGAGGCAGAGGATGTGCGACGCACCGAAGCTGACTGATATCATCGCCCCCGCGTTCTATCCGGTGCATCATGATATCAAACGCGGGCTTCATACCTACTACGACCTTTATGGTGGCCGCGGATCCACGAAGAGCTCCTTCATCTCCGTGGAGATCATCCTGGGAATGGTCCAGGATCCTTTGGCCAACGCCATCGTCTTCCGGAAGGTCGGCAACACGATCGGCACCAGTGTTTTTGAACAGCTGCTGTGGGCGGTGGATGTCCTGGGCATGAACGACCTCTGGAAGCAGACCGTAAGCCCGTACAAGCTGACGTATAAAAAGACCGGACAGGTGATCCTCTTCCGCGGTTTGGACTACGCCAAGAAGATCAAGTCCATCAAGGTTTCAAAGGGCTATATCAAATACTGCTGGTTCGAGGAACTGGACGAATTTTCAGGAAGTGAAGAGATCCGGTCCGTGCAGCAGTCGGTGCTGCGCGGCGGTACGAAGTTTGTCGTCTTTAAAAGCTTCAACCCGCCGATCTCCCAGAAAAACTGGGCGAACGAATACGTTCAAACGCCCAGGGATGGCGCGTATCGCCATAAGAGCAGTTACCTGGATGTAAATCCTCAATGGCTGGGCGAACAGTTCCTGGCCGATGCGGAAGACCTGAAAACTACGAATCCGCGGGCGTACCGTCATGAATACCTCGGGATTCCGGTCGGTACCGGCGGGGAAGTGTTCGACAACCTGCAGATCCGGGAAATCCCGAAAGAGGAACTGTCGCGTTTCGACAACATCTTCATGGGGATTGACTGGGGCTGGTATCCGGATCCGTTCCATTGGGCAAAGATGCATTACGATTCTGCCCGGAGGACGCTGTTCGTCTTCGACGAGTTCCGGGCCAACAAGATGAGCAATGCCGAAACCTGGGGAAACCTGGTGGCTTTAAAAGGTGTTACAGGCGAGGATCTGATCACGGCGGACTCGGCAGAACCCAAGTCCGTCGGGGACTACCGAGGGTATGGCGCGCTGTGCCGTCCGGCCATAAAGGGCCCGGACAGCGTACGGTACGGGATCAAATGGCTGCAGTCCCTGAAGGCTATCGTGATCGACCCGGTACGTTGCCCTTATACGGCAAAAGAATTCGCGGAATATGAATACGAGCGCACGGGCAATGACGAAGTGATAAGCGCCTTCCCGGATGTGGCGAACCATTCCATTGACGCGGTACGCTACGCCATGGAACGCGTCTGGCGCCGCAAGGCAGAATAATAAACACACAGAGAGATACAGCACACCGGCAACGGTGTGTTTTTTGTTGAGGTGAGGACCGATGAACATCTTCACGTCCATCCTGATGAAGATAAGGCAGGTGATAAACCGAATGTTACCGTATCGCAGCATAGAACAGGCCGAGCATATTGAATCTCCGCTCTCACCGGAGATGACCAGCGCGCTGGACACCTGGTACAGCCTTTACCGGAATCAGGCTCCCTGGCTGGATGATTCGGTGAAGTCGCTGAACCTTCCCGCCTTCATCAGCTCGGAGATTGCCCGGCAGATCGTCCTGGAGATGCAGTGGAATATTACCGGCCGGGAGGCGGACGGAAGCGTTCAGACGGCGGATGGGCAGGATATCATGAATCCCCGCGCGGCATATCTGAAGGCCGAGTTTGAAAAGCTCGTCCGGGTGCTGCGGCAGAAACTGGAGCAGGGGTGCGCCGCCGGGGGGATGATCATCAAACCCTTCCCGGGCCAGAATGACGGCCATGTCTATTTTGACTGGACGATGGACTGGGCCATTTACCCGTTGGCCTTTGATAATGACGGCAACCTTTCGGACGTCATCATCCCGGACACGTTCCAGGACGGCAAATACACATATACCCGCCTGGAGCGCCATACCATGACGGCAGATGGCGTGCGGATCACGCAGCGGGCCTTCCGGTCCGCTCAGAGGGATTCCATCGGCAGCGAAGTCCCTCTGTCCTCCGTAGAGCGTTGGGCGCTGGTAGAGCCGGAAGCTCTGATAAAGGACTCCGGAGGTCCGCTGTTTGGGTGGTTTAAGGTCGCCACCGCCAACAATATCGATGTCGATACGCCGCTTGGCGCTTCGGTCTTCGCAAAGGCTGTGAATGTGATCAAAGAGGCGGATCTGCAGTATTCCCGCCTGCTCTGGGAGTTTGAGGGCTCTGAGCTGGCCATTGATGTGGACCCTACGGCTCTCCGGCCGAAGAAGAACGGGAACGGGACCTGGGAGCTGCCGAAACTTAAAGACCGGCTGTTCCGGGCTGTGGACGTCTCTACGGGAGATAACGCGGACCTGTATAAGGTGTTCTCCCCGCAGATCCGTGATGAGAGCCTGCTGAACGGCCTGAACCAGCTGCTGATCCGGATCGAGGATCTGACGGGGCTTTCCCGCGGTACGATCTCTGACGCCAATGTAGAAGCCCGCACGGCTACGGAGATGCGCATCATCAAGCAGCGGTCGTACGCTACCATTGCGGACAATCAGGCGGCCCTGGAAGCCTGCCTGCGGGATGTGGTGCGCGTCATGGATAAATATGCCACGCTCTATCATCTGGCGCCGGAAGGCGAATATGATGTTTCTTTCGAGTGGGATGATTCCATCCTGACGGACATGGCCCAGCAGACCCAGGAGCGGCTGATGCTTCTGAACGCGGGCATTATGAGCAAGGCTGAATTCCGGGAATGGTATTTTGGCGAGACACAGGCGCAGGCGGCCGCGGCGATCAACGCCCTTCAGCAGGAACAGATGAACGGATTAAATGACCTGCTGCCGGCGCTTGACGAAGGTGTGCCGCAGCCGTAACGAGGTGAGATATGTGGTGGCGGAGAAGAAGGAATAAGGCGGAGGAACCCGTTTCTGCTTCGCCCTCCACGGAAGAGCAGATCGAAGAACTGATGAAGCGGTTCGAGGCGGTCAATACGGATTATATCCGCCGGATCGCGGAACAGATCAAAACGATCGGTGCGCTGAATCCGACAAGCATCAACCGGTTGAAGGTAATGTCCGACATGAACGCCAACATGGCGGTAGTAAACCGGGAACTGGCGGAAACGCTGCGGATCAGCACGAAAGAGCTGTTTGAGCTGTACGACAGATCGCTGAACGATACCTATAAAGACCCCCGGTTCGCAGATGCTCTAAAAGAAAATCCTCTTCCGGACGAAAGCAAGGCCCGGCTGGAACAGTTCGCCCAGGCTGTCAGCCGACAGACGGCCGGCACCATGCAGAATCTATCCAATACCACGGCTTCATCGGCTCAGTACGCGCAGGTGATCGACCGGGCGGTCCTGGCGGTCAGTTCCGGAATCGACGATTACCAGAGCGCTGTACGGGACGCCCTGCGTCAGCTGGGCGAGAACGGTATGCAGTGCGTGTACGAAAGCGGGTATCACCGTTCGCTGGATTCCGCGATCCGCCAGAACGTCATCGACGGGGCGAACCAGATCGCGCAGCACAGCTCCGATATGATGGGCGAGGAACTGGGTTTCGATGCCTATGAGATCTCAGCCCATGCGAACTCCGCGCCGGATCACGAGCCGGTACAGGGCCGTGTCCTGCTGAAGGCCGAATACGATAAGATGCAGGAAGGTCTGGACTTCGTGGATGTGGACGGCCGCACATATAAAGGATTCCGCCGGCCGGTCGGCCAGTGGAACTGCAAGCACCTGGCCATGAGCTTCTCCACTAAGCATTCCATCCGTCGGTATACGGACGAGCAGCTGCAGAAGTTCATCGATGACAACGCCAGGGGCTGCGTGATCGACGGAAAGCATTACACCGGCTATCAGGCGACGCAGTATATGCGCCGGCTGGAAACTCAGATCCGGAAAGAGAAGCGTGCCGCCATGGCAGCGGAGACCGCCGGAGACGATGTGCTGCGTCAGCAGTGCCAGCAGCGGATCAACGCCCTGTCCCGTAAGTACAACGAAGTGGCGAAGGCTGCCGGCCTGAGACCGCAGAGGCAGCGGATGAGTGTGGAAGGCTTTAAGGCAGTAAATGGAGCCAGTGGTTCTGGAGGTGCAGGTGGCCCACTGATGCTGTCAAAAGACATTCCCAGAGATTTAGAGCAATATGATCGATACAGAGCAGTTCTGGGAGATGAAGCGCCGAAAACACTGGAAGAATTCGTCCAAATAAAGTATACTAATGCTGAAGAATATGGGCGTCTGAAACATTTTTATAGGATTGTAAATCAATACGAAAACAATGCCGGAGAGATGAGTGCAAGCGACATTGTCAGGCTGCATGAAGAAGCAGTAAGGCAGAAGGCGCTTTTCTCACGGGATGCTCGTATAAATGGCAATATTGGTATTATGGAGCTGGATGGAAAGCAATATATCGCAAGCAGCAAAGCGAAAAACAAAGAGACTCCAGCGTATTATAATTTCAAAGGAGACAAGGATAGCATTATTCTTGAACCAGACAATCAACAATTCCGTACTTTATTGGTGAACAATAGGGATGAAGTGAATGGTCCTGGTGCATATGATAGAATTGTTGACAGCGAAGCAAAATTCTTTGAATATGCCGCTAAAATAGCGGATGACGGACAGCCTCATTCAATAAAAATGTTATCAGAGAAACATATGTGTAAAAGCTGTTTAGGTGTTTTAAAGCAATTCAAAGAAAAATATCCTAACGTTGATCTTCAGATTGTTTCACATAGAAAGGATAAATC